CTCGACATCGATAGCCACGCCTCGATCTGGGATGGCTGCGCGATGGGCAACGCCGAGGTCGTGCCGTTCAAGCACAATGATGTCGAGGCGCTCGAGAAGCGGCTGAAGCGCGTCCCCGAAGGCGCGGGCAAGCTGGTTGTGCTCGAAGGCGTCTATTCGATGATGGGCGATGTCGCTCCGCTGAAAGAGATGGTGCGGATCTCCAAGGCCCACGGCGCGATGGTGTTGGTCGACGAGGCGCATTCGATGGGCTTCATCGGCGAACACGGCCGCGGCGTGGCCGAAGATCAGGGCGTGATCGATGATGTCGATTTCATCATCGGCACCTTCTCCAAGAGCGTCGGCACGGTTGGAGGCTTCTGTGTCTCCAACCACCCCAAGTTCGAGGTGCTGCGCCTCGTGTGCCGGCCCTATGTCTTCACCGCCGCGCTCCCGCCGAGCGTGATGGCGAGCTCGGCAACCTCGATCCGCAAGCTGATGCATGGCGGCAACAAGCGCGCGCACCTGTGGGAGAACAGCCGCACGCTGCACGGCGGCCTCAAGGCGCTGGGCTTCCAGCTCGGCACCGAAACGCCGCAGAGCGCGATCATCGCCGTCATCATGCCCGATCTCGAAAAGGGGGCGATGATGTGGGAGGCGCTGCTGAAGGAGGGCCTTTACGTCAACCTCGCCCGGCCCCCGGCGACCCCGGCCGGCATGACCCTGCTGCGCTGTTCGCTGTGCGCGGAGCATTCGGCCGAGCAGGTGCAGACCATCCTCGGCATGTTCGAGCGCGCGGGCAAGGCGATCGGGATTATCTGAACTCCGACACAATCGGACATTGCTGCGGCTTGGCGTTTTCACAGCCCATGCCGCTTGCTCTCGCGCGTCAGGCGCTGATGTTGACTAACCTGAATGGTTATTTTTCTTGACATCGTAACGCTCTTCGGTTATCAAAGGGCATCATCCAGAAATCGCGAGTCGCCAGCGGGCGCCCTTCCGGAAGGAAGCGCCGCCCGCCTCCATTCGCCCAAGGATTGGTGCCTATGGCCAGCAACGTGCCTGCCCGTTCCCGCAGCGATGGAGCCGGCTCCGGACGGCACTGGCAACAGCGGTTCCTCGATACGCTGAGTGCGACATCGAACCTCGATCGCGCCGCCAGCAACGCCGGGGTGAGCATCGCCGAGGCCTGTCAGGCCCGCCGCGACGAGCCCGAATTCGCCCGCGCTTGGGCTGCCGCGATTGCCGACGGCTATCTCGGCCTCGAGATGGAGGTCATCCGCCGCCTGCGCTTCGGCGATGCGAAGACCGGCGACGGCGAGAAGTTCGATTTTGCCAACGCCATCCGCCTGCTCGCCGCGCACCGCGATAGCGCCGGGCGCGCCGCCAGTCAGGTGCGCGATGTCAGCGCTGCCGAGGTGCGCGCCTCGATCGACCGCAAGATCGAGGACATCCGCCGCCGCATCGCCCGCGAGAGGGCCGCTGCCGAAGGCCGTGGCGAATGAGCGGGCCCTATGACGAAATGATCGACCAGATGGCCGATCCGAAACAAGATGACAGCGAAAAGGCCGACCTCGAGAGGGTCTATCGCGAGTTGCCCGACGAGCTCGATCAGAATCAGAAGAACAGCTTCGACTACCTCTGGGAATATACCGCCCGCAAGGAGCAGCTCGCCCCGCCGGGCGATTGGCGGGTGTGGATGATCATGGCCGGGCGCGGCTTCGGCAAGACCCGCGCGGGCGCCGAATGGGTGCGAATGGTTGCCGACGCCAACCCCGAGGCGCGGATCGCGCTGGTCTCATCCTCGCTCGCCGAGGCGCGCGCGGTGATGGTCGAGGGCGAGAGCGGGCTGCTGGCGATCTGCCGCCCGGGCCACAAGCCGCATTTCGAACCCTCGCTCCACCGCATCCGCTTCGCCAACGGCGCGCAGGCGCAGCTGTTTTCGGCCGCCGAGCCCGAGGCGCTGCGCGGGCCGCAGCACAGCCACGCCTGGTGCGACGAGATCGGCAAGTGGCCGCTGGCGCATGAACGGGCAACACGGTGCTGGGACAATCTGATGCTTGGCATGCGGCTGGGCGAAGATCCGCGCATCGCCGTCACCACCACGCCGCGCGCGGTGCCGCTGATCAAGCGCCTGGTCGCGCAAGCAGCCAAGGGTGATGAAGTCGTGATCACGCACGGCAAGACCGGAGACAACTCCCGCCTGCCGCAACGCTTCCATGACGCGATGAGGAGCGAATATGCCGGCACGGTGCTGGCGCGGCAGGAAATGGACGGCGAGCTGCTCGAGGATATCGAGGGCGCGCTGTGGACCCGCTCGCTGCTGGAACAGTCGCGCGAGGCGGGCGCGGTGCCGGAGGCGGCCCGGGTGGTGGTCGCGGTCGATCCGCCGGCCAGCGCCAAAGGCGACGAATGCGGGATCATCGTCGCAGCCCTCGGCGTGGACGGGATCGCGCGGGTGATGGCCGATTGCTCGCTCGGCGGCGCGGCGCCCGCGGACTGGGCGAGGCGGGTCGCCGAGACCGCGCAGGAATGGGGCGCGGATCGGGTGGTGGCCGAAGCCAATCAGGGCGGCGCGATGGTCGAAACCGTGCTGCGCGCGGCCGATCAGGCGCTGCCGGTCAAGCTGGTCCACGCCAGCCGCGGCAAGGTCGCCCGGGCCGAGCCGGTCGCGGCGCTCTATGCTGCGGGCCGGGTGCGGCACGTCGGGGTGTTCGCGCGGCTCGAAGACCAGCTGTGCGGGCTCCTTGTCGGCGGCACCTATGCCGGCCCCGGCAGCAGCCCCGACCGCGCCGACGCGCTCGTCTGGGCGATGAGCGAATTGCTGCTCGGCAAGCGGATGCGGCCGAGCATCACCTCGCTGTGAGCGAACACCCCAACAAAGGAAATCCCATGGCCTTGCTCGACATCTTCCGCTCCGCCTTCAAGGGCGGGGAGCAGCCCCGTGTGCCCTTGGCGGGCGGCTTCACGCAGGGCTGGATTCCCGCCTTCGAAAGCGGTCCGGCCAGCGGCCACTACACCTATGATCGCGGCATCCGCGAAGGCTTCCTTGCCAACCCCATCGCCCAGCGTTCGGTGCGGTTGATCGCGGAGGGCATCGGCCAAGCCCCGCTCGCCTGCTCCGACCCGCGCCTTGCCGCGCTGGTCACCGCGACCAGCGCAGGCCAATCGCTGGTCGAGACGCTGGCGGCCCATCTTCTGCTGCACGGCAACGGCTATGTCCAGATCATCAAGGACGCGGCCGGCGTGCCAGTCGAGCTGTTCGCGCTGCGCCCTGACCGGGTGCAGGTAGTGCTCGATGGCAATGGCTGGCCGGCCGCCTATGGCTACACCGTGGGCGGCCAGACCACCCGCGTCCCGGTCGAGGACGACAACGGCTGGCCCGAGCTGCTCGCGATCCGCGTGATGCACCCGCTCGATGATCACGTCGGCGCAGGCGCGCTCGAGGCGGCGTGGCAGGCGGTGCTGATCCACAATGCCGCGACCTGCTGGAACCGCTCGCTGCTCGACAACGCCGCCCGCCCCTCGGGCGCGCTGGTCTACGAGACCGACGACGGGGCGAGCCTCGCGCATGAACAGTTCGAACGGCTGAAGCGCGAGCTCGACATTGCTTTTTCGGGCGCGGCAAATGCCGGGCGGCCGATGCTGCTCGACGGCGGCCTCAAGTGGCAGTCGATGGCGATGACCCCCGCCGACATGGACTTCGCGACGCTCAAGAGCGCGGCGGCGCGCGATATTGCGCTCGCCTTCGGGGTGCCGCCGATGCTGCTCGGTCTGCCCGGCGACAACACCTACGCCAACTACCGCGAGGCCAACCGCGCGCTGTGGCGGCTGACGCTGCTGCCGCTGGCCGAGAAGATCTTCGCGGCCCTGCGCGAAGGCCTCGCCCCGTGGTTCCCGGAGAGCCAGCTCGGGATCGATCTCGACCAGGTTCCCGCCTTGTCCGAGGACCGCGAGCGACTGTGGTCGCAGGTCTCCGATGCCGATTTCCTGAGCCGCGCCGAAAAGCGCCAGATGCTGGGCTTCCCAGCCGAGGAGAATGCCGAATGAGCCGTGAAGACATTCTGGCCAGCCTGATGGCGCAGGCGCGCGAGGAGGGTGCGGGTCTCGTCACCCTGCGCGCGATCGTCGAGGAGGCGAGCACGCTCGCCACCGACCGCGCGCTCGAGCGCCTCGGGCTCGGCGATGCGGGCGCGGAGGGCGATCTCGTTGAACTGCGCGAGCTGCTGCAGGCCTGGCGCGATGCCAAGACCAGCGCTTGGAAGGCCTTCATCGACTGGACCATCCGCGGCGTGCTTGCGCTGTTGCTGGTCGGGATCGCGGTGCGGCTTGGCGTGTGGAAGCTGCTGTGAGCGCCGCGCCGATCCGCTTCGCCGGATATGCCGCGCTGTTCGACATTGCTGATGCAGGCCGCGACACGATCCGCCGCGGCGCCTTTGCCGCCACGCTGGCGGCGCGCACCGCTCCGCTGCCGCTTTACTGGCAGCACCGGCCAGACCAGCCGATCGGCGTGGTCGAACATGCCGCCGAAGATGCGCGCGGTCTCAGGGTGATCGCCCGGATCGACCGACCGGCGAGCCGTGCGGCACACCTGCTCGCCGCCGGGCAGGTCAGCGGGCTCAGCTTCGGCTTCCGCACCCGCGCGGCGCGCCAGTCACAAGGCGGGCGCGAGCTGCTCGAAGTCGAGCTGTTCGAAGTCAGCCT